TGACGGCCGTTGAAACCGCGTTGGTTCCTTTAGGACTTTACCTCGGTCAAAAGGCCTTACAGTCCCGCCGTTCATCCGGAAGCCGCTCTTTCGGTAAGTCGTTTGATTTCCGTCGCGCATCTCGCCGTACTCGCCGTCGCAGGTAGCGTAGCCGCGTAGCCTCCGGTACTTCGTGCCATCGCATGTAACGTAGCCGCGTAGCCTCGTATCGAATGAATATAAACATAATTCAATGTTATCTCTATATCCGTGTCCCCCATATTCCATGAACCCAACTTCTATTATGACCGCAGTCCACGCCACGCCACCCACGCTTGAATCCAAAATCAAACGCTGGGTAGAACTGGATAATAAGATAAAAGAATCCTCGGAAGAAGTCCGCGATATTCGCACCGAGAAGTCAATCATCAATGAAGAAATTTTAGAGATTGTCGAAGAGAAGCAACTTGGGAAAGCGACCGTTACTATTTCCGACGGTAAGTTACGGTTTGTCTCTGCGAAACATACCGCACCATTGACGCTCACATATATTGAGAAATGCCTCTCGGAACTAATCACCAACGCCAAGCAAGTCGAGCAGATTATGACCTATATTAAGAAGAACAGGGAAACGAAGACGACGACCGAAATTAAACGATTGTATAATGAGAAACCGTGTTCCGCAACGAAACCGGGCGATGGTGCCGACGATGACGACGATACCGATTAAGGGGTGGCGCGCGATGTTCGGTAAAACACGCGAAATCATAATATATACTTATTTCAATAGAGTCGTATTAAATAAGTATTCAAACGATGTCATCAAAAATAAGCCAGTTTTTCAATCCGTCAGAGCATTTGGTATTTCACCAGGATAAAGAAGGGAATATGATTGGTGGCGGGTATCATGTGAATAATATGTTATACCAGAATAAGATGCCGTTGTTTGTATCGCCGATGATGGGCGGTGGCGGTGGCGGTCGCAGCGGCAGCGGCGGACACGACGATGGAGAGAATCCGCATTTCATCCCTGAAAAGTTCAGTGACCTTTTTCGCGATTTAGCAGTTCCTGCTGGGTTGTTTATGATGCCCGCACTGTTTCGCCCGCGCAATTATGCGTCGTCTGTCCGTGAAGAAGAGCCTGAGGCGGAGGCGGAGGCGGAAGCGGAGGCGGATAGCGACGACGAGACCGAGCGTCGTAAACCGGTCCCTAATGATATTTTTGATACTCTACTGTCTCTCGTTACACCGAGCGAGAGAATCCAACACGATGTCAAGACGCGCCGCAATAAGGGCGGTGATGTGAAAAAGGAAAGGAAGCGTCATAATAAGACGAGAAGGGGAGGCAACCGTGCCGAGATCTAATATGTAAATAATACATTTCGCGATATTATTTACATTTACATTTACGATTATTATTTAACGTGAAATTTCGGTTATCTTCATTGAGGCATCAAATGAAGCGCCATACAAACGAACCGGGTCATCACTGTCATTTGATAACATGACCATTATTTTTCGAGGTGTAAGTGCGTTATTCGTGTAAGCACCACATATAGGAAAAATAGTGCTGCTTCTAGTTCCACCACCACTATAGTCAGCGAATTTCTGGTAACGTTTTCCTATAACATTTAAACTGTTATCAATTTCAATTCTACTTTCAAATGTATCACCATTCCATCCAGAAATATCATAAATGGCGCCATATTCCACTATAATTTTTGAATTGTTTGAAATAGGTGTATACGTGTATACTGCTACTTGATGTATTCCTCTTGAAACAAAAACATTCAAGTTGGAAATATCTTGTGCTTCTAAAAACACCGTATTTATCGTCTGTCCTGTCGTCCATCTCGTCGGATTCACCGACCCGCTGACATCTAAACGCGCCTGGTTGTATAACATCCCAGGTTGAGCGACAACGACATTCTTCACACCATTGGACGTGATGACCGCGTTCTCGGTTGGGTTTGCGACATAGGTCACTGGATAATCCTTATGTGAAAGCGGCTCCATCCACATTGAGAAATTGTTCGTGTTTTGCGTATTGGCGTTGATGGCGCGGCCACGCACTTTATTCATAGAAAGCGACGACATTACTAAATATATATTACGCGTATACTAATATTACAACAACGACCACGCCCCCTTATTAAACGGCGCAACAATGACATCGTTGATTTTGTCCTTCATCTGCTGTACTCGTGCCTCATGAAGTGGGTCCAACATCTTCCCCGCTTCGTAATTCTGGATACTCGCCATCAGTTTGGACGACGCCGGGTTCATCTCCGGTTTGGGGCCATAGCAATTTACACCCGCCTTCATACTCGCATTATCGATATACCCGCCATTTATACCCGGGCGCCCACAGCTGTTTTTCTTCGCAGGGTCCGTGCTCTTCTGGAGTTCTTCCCACGTGGACTTTTGTGTCGGGTAAAGTATCATCTGGTTATCCGACCAGCCATAAGAACACCACTCTGCGCCGGATTTATGCGCTTCCTCCATTTGGTCGATATTCGCGAGATTCGCACCGTATGCCTGGCAGAGCGCCTTCGCATTGTCATAGTCATATACGCTGGTGGGAATATGGAACACCTGTTTTCGCATTTTGAGAGATGGACCTGCGCCTAAATCGCCGTCTCCGGATGTAGCGCCGGCGGATTCCCCGGGAACCGTTTGAGAGATTGTGATTTGCGGTTTGGTAGAAAGAAGATTGGATATCTCGGTCGTTATATTCGTATTAAAGAAATACTGGAATCCGTTGAGGAGGACAATCACGATGAAAATCGCCCACAGGAATATCTCGATGATGGACACATTGGCGAATAAGGTGCTTTCGCGCGTATCGTTTTCAGAACCGCCGCCAGCTAAAGCATTTACTACGAAATATACCATAAAAATAACAACGCAGATAAGAAGTATCACGCGTGGATTGATGAATTGCTCCATTTTACCGTCCATCCAATCAAAAATACCGCTTACTTGGCTTAAACCGACGTTCGCGGCCGAAGGCGACGGATTGGATACTTGTGTGGATGACATGAATGAAATCGAATGGAATCGAATGGAATGAATGAATACTATATATTGTGAGTATAATAACTCTTTACGATGTCGGCGTCGGCGTCGGCGTCGGCGTCGGCGTCGGTGCTTGTCTTTTACGATAAAACAAACAATACGGTATATTACTCGTAATGGTATCGCCCTTCATTTCCGTTTCTTTTACGGTTTCATCGTTGAATGTATACCAGGTATTACTCGCACTACATATTGTCGCGGTATAATGCCCGCTTCTACTCGCATTGCCATGATGGTTACACACCGCATACAAATCATAGATATAACTCTCGCGCTTGTATCCGTTTACAAATGAGCTCAGGTCAAGGTCTCGAAGTGGAATTTCCACTGGAATAGTCACTTTCGCAGGTCCCCGTTCGGTATATTGAACGCGTTTTAGGTCGATTATCATAATATTCGGCAGGCTCCAATACATAACGCCTCGTTTGACATTTTGGTATTTCCCAGTCTTATCGTTAAACCACGCATTATCGTCCTTCATCACCTCGCCTGCGCAATAATGGCTAAAACAGTCCATCAGGGTCGGGATACGCGTTTTTCCAGTTCCGGGTATTTCAACCAGTGGAATGGATAGTGAAATGATAGAGAATGGCTCGGGAGATATACTCAAAACGGTGCCATCGCCGGTGCCGGTGTCGCTTATCTCGGTAATCAACGTCATTTGTATCCCGTAGAATAAATTCAGCATTTCCGAATAATTCTTTGTATACATTTGCCGCATCATTTCGTAGCACCTCTGTCCGATGACGTCCTTGTCGTTATTCACACTGCCAGTGATTACCATATTCACCTCTCGCGATAGAGCCATGTGAAACGAGTCCAGCATAAATACGAGGAACTCCTGGACGTCGTTTTGCGAGTTTTGCGTGAAGAGTTCTTGGTTCTTTAAACGCGCGATTTGCTTCATTGAACCAATAAATCCGCCAGGTGATACGATACAGTTTTCGCTCCACATTAATGTGCGGAGTTTATCCCATTCACTCAATAGGACCGCGTCTGGTTTCTTCGTAAGACGTTTCTTATATTTTTCGTCGTTTAAGAAACGGTTCAGTTCGTAAGTGTGGGACAGCGCCTGGAGACACGAATTCACGAAACATGTATTTCCTAGATTTATAAGTCCAGTTATGCCTTTATTTACGAAATCGGGGAACCGTTGTTCCATGACAGCAGAATAATGGCCGGAAATGGAAAAGTCTTTACATAATAATACATTTTTACGTTTAAGTTTGTATACACACATAAAATTGATTATAATTCATAGGTTCTATGTAGAGGTAGAGGTAGTAGACACGTAGATACGCATTACACCGCCGATATGCCCGCTCTCATAGGACAATTGATTGTTATGTCAGGTTCATTCTTCGTGATATTCCTTATATTATGGTTGTGTATCAGCGCAGATAAAAGTCGCAGCACAGAGCGCTATAGCCGTCGTAATTATCTTCGGCGAGAGATGGAACGAAAAAAACAGGTAAACGGATATAGAAGGTACAAATAGTTATATGTAACAATAACAATGAATTCGCGCACTTCTTCAAATAATGACCGACACTATAACCTGACCCAGTATTATAACGCAGTTGAAGACGAACAACACTATATGAACGAATATGCCACACTTCTTCATCGATATAATGAATTTATAGCGAATGGAAACGCAATGTTTACTCGCATGGAACAGACATTACGAGAGAATTTGACACGAACACTTGTGCGACAGTCTTTTTATTACCACCATTCAAATGAATTGCCCCCCCGTGTATCGCCGGCGACGGGGTTGAATGCCGCCGCCGCTGCTCCTCGCGAACGTCGTCCGACTAGACAACAACCGCCCCGTGACAATAATACACCGCAGCGGCTACCGGCGGGAAGAGAAATACATAATGGTATAGAAAATCTGTTTTCATTTTTGTATACAGCTCCAAACGCACTTCGAGAGAATTCACCGGGTGGAGCACCGACAAACGAACAAATCAACCAAGCAACCCTGAATACAGTTTTTTCCCATATAGTATCTCCCGTCAATGCGACATGTCCTATTTCGCGGGACGAATTCAACGACGAAAGTGAAATCACAATGATTCGCGGATGTAACCATATTTTCAATCGGTCCAGTTTGAGAGAATGGTTCGTCCGCCATTCGACATGTCCCCTCTGTAGAGGTGATATTCGTAATTACCGTCCGCCGCCGTCAGTGTCGGCGTCGGCGTCTCTACCACGCCCTCCTGCCAATCTCTCGATAGACAGTGTTGGAGAGAATCATGTGACATTTTCATACGACTTGCCGATGAATTATGAGAACAATCAAATCTACCACGATATTGTAAATACGGTGAATGGTCTCACGAACCAGAACCAGTATCGTTACGACGGCGACGGTGACGATATGCCGGAAGTAGATTAAAAATATATTACGGGCCCGGTATTTATTTATTATTTGCCGCGCTTGCCACCACCGAACCAATCCGTAATCGCGCGATTTCCTTTATTTAAGTTTTCCGCCTTTACGAGGAACTCATCGAATAACAGCGATTTCACTTCCTTGTGTCGCATCTCTGTTATTTTCTTCTCCCGCTTCACGGGATCGTCTATCGTCGACGCAACCGTCGCCACTGCGTCCAGGAACCGCCCCTTCTTCTTCTGGAATGCGGGTAGTTGCTCCAATACAAGCGCGAATAATTGCTGGACCGGTTTCATAATCTGGTTTGTTATATAGAACGAATAATTCAGCTGGAGCCGGTGGGCATGAATATACGCAGGATGCTCTATCTTATCGCCCTGAAGCGCGCCTTTCGTGTCATTGTGGATATACGCATACGGAATGCGGTCGCCTGTATTCGGTTTATTGCCTGGGTCGCGCACACCCATTCTATCTGCGAGGACTTTATGCGCGATTTGCGCCGGGTTCTTATAATCCGACCGCAGTGATTTTGTAATGATGAGTTTGTCCATCGGGCATTTCTGGTCAATCATATACTGGAGTTTCTCGCGCAGGAATGCGATTGCCCGGTCCACATTTTGCTCCTTCATCAGAATATCGATAATCCCGCCGTAGATTTCCTTCACAATCGGCGCATTGTCGCGGCGTTTCAATACGATTCCCATACTCTTCAGTTTACCCTTATTCGGGTTCTGTTCGTAGTATATGCCCACATATCCCTTCTTACGCAGGAGTGCGAAGGGGCAAATCGTTTTTTCGTAGACCCACCCGTGCGGCGCCTTCAAGAACTTGGATGAGTAATCGCCCACCTGCTTTGCGAGCTCTATCGTGATTTCAATCGCGTCCTTCCCGCGGATGGGGTCGCCTTCGGGTGTGGCGAGGTTGAACGTGAAGAACACACTATCCGTATCACCATAGATATACTCTGCTTTGGAATGGACGACGGGGTATTTCGGATGCGATGTCGGGAGGAGGATATCGCCGTATGCCTCTTCCACGACACGGCGCGCATAGGTGAGGAGTTTGCGGCCCGTAGCCGTCGTGGATGCGGCGACATCCACTTCGTAAAATGTGCTCGTCTTCGCACCACACTGCCCATATAATGAGTTCGCGGTCACCTTATAACCGAGCTGGCGTTTATCCAGGATATTCGCCATAAATGCGTCGGTCTGCTTCTCCGCGAGTTTACGCGTGGTTTTACGCGCGGTCAGGAGTTCTTCCAGGATGGCGGGCATAATCCCCTTCTCGCCTTCCGGGAATTGCGCGAACCGGCACACTTTCGTCCCGCATTTCACTTTCACGGCCGCTGCGGCGGTCTTCGTGACGGATTTCGGGCGCGTCCATTTATATGTATCATAGGTGATATCCACATATTTATACCCGGGCAGATTATCATATTCAGGCTCACCCGTCTCGCGGATAAGTTCGCCGTCGAGGTCGTATTCCTTCGTCCATACTTTGCTATCGTGTGACAGATTCTCGCTAATCATCGACGACGGATACAGCGACGAATAGTCATTACAAGCGACTGGATTATCCAGGTAGAGGCCGCATTTCGGTGGGAGGACAATCGCGCCCTCATACCCCGACTCACTGCGGTCTTTGTCGATGACTGGCATCAGCGTATTCATCTCGCGGCATTTCATTGCGACATAACTCGTGAGTTTGATGCCTTGGCCGCGCATAACTAGGAAACTGATGGGGACGCTACAGATTTTCGCCATCTCGGTATAACCGGTGAGGATGTCGATTTTGTTCATCAGGTGATGAACTAGGTTACAATCCTGAATACAGTATTTCGCGATGACTGCGCGTTCGCGTGGGCCTTCATTCGTCATCCTGAAAATGTCTTGCGGCGATACATCGTCTTTGGCGAGACCCCAGCGCACCATCGTTTTCATATCGGGGGTCGCGCATCCCTGGACGGTGAATGCGGGACCGGTAACGGCGATGACTTTGAACTTATGCCCGTCCATGTAGACGTCTGTAGAATGATTCGTCTGTTCAAACCTGACATAGTTTCCCGCTTCAAGACCCAGCAGGTTGGCCGAATATATCCGCGTGGTATCACTGGCGGGGTCGTATTCCACGCTCTTCACTGCGTCGCCGATGAAATAACTGGAGACGTCGTCTAACTTATACGACGAGAGGTTGAAATCGCGGCGCAGATAATTGTATACATCGACCTGAAGTCTGCCGGTCATTTTGATGAAATGGAGGTCGTATTGTCCACTGGCGAGGGCGATTTTGGTTTGCTCTATTGCGACATTATCGGCGGTTATTTCGGTATTGGGGTTGACATATCCGCCGCCACCCGCGCCCGTCGCGCTGCCCCCCGGATTCGCGCATAACTCGCCCCTGTTGCGCGACAGTTTCAGGAACTCTTCATAACATCCCGTCTCTACTGCGCGTCGGAACATGAACTGGTAATCAAACCCGAAGATATTATACCCGATAATAATATCCGGATTCTCTTTCTGGATAAGGCGTGTCCACGCGAGCAATACATCCGCCTCGGTAGTATACGATTCAATCTCCGAATTGGGCACTTCGTCGTGAATATTGTCGCATGTATCCAGGGCGATACAATTATTGAGGTAGGGGCGATTACCGTTTTGGCCGTATTTGACGAAGGTTGACCCGATGAATGTGACCTTGTCGCCTTCGACTTTGGGGAAGATGGACCCCAGTGTATCGCTTACAATCGTGATTTTGGTCTCGCGGGAGTGTTTCGGGTTGTTTAGGAGTGCGGTGAGTTTGACGGAGAGGTCGGGAGGGGGAGCGGACGTGGCGGCGGCGGCCATTCGGACTCCTCTTGATAATATCGTTTCGTTAATGTCTCTATCGTCGCCGTCACCGCCGTCACCGCCGTCACTGTCACCGTCGTCACTGTCATCTCCACCGCCCGCGCCGGCCTTCTTTTCCGCCGCAGCCGCAGCCTCCTCTTTCGCCGTCGCCGCCATTTGAAGGAATATCTGCTCTATCGTATTTTCTTGTGCGACGACCTCTTGCTTGATAAGATACCTAAGTTCTTTGGAACATACAAGACGACATAATCGCGCCATATCCGCTTCTTTGGGTCGTCGTTTCGTGTAGATTCTATCTATATTGGGATAGGGCCCGCGACCCTGATATGAATAATGAAATGCGGTATAAATAATATGTATTAGGTCCTCGTCGGTTAATCCCGCCGCGCTCGCTGCGTCGACAATATTCGTCGCAAGTTTCTTATATGACTTCACAGGAATCGGGAAATCGCCGTGACTACTACTGGCTTCAATATCAAAACTACATATCTTATACGGAACGACCGTCTCTTTCTCATTCTGTGGAATGATGTCTTCAAATGACAGGCGGTATTCGTATTGACACGTCGTAGTGTATTTATCAATGAGCCGCGTCTTCTTCTCGGAAAAGGTCACCCACCCAGAGGGGCTGATTTTCTGGATATGGAAGAAACGTAGCACGGGTGGAATATTGGCTTCGTAGATGGTTGTGTGCGTATTCGCAAAGAGGTATCCGTCGGGTTTAAGAATCCGCGTCTTCCCGTCGCGCGGTGTAAATATGTCACAATACCACATGTTCTTCACCCGGTTCATAACGGTCGTGTTCTTAAACACAATGATGACGAATTTGTGGTTCTTTCCCCCGTCAAACCCGTAGAGTTTGCGCTTCTCCACGATTTCGCATTTTTCCGCGATGATGCTGTTTTCGTAGTATCGGCTCTTTAAGTTCTTTTTGATGTCGCGGATGAACGCGGATTTGGTGGCGTTGGTCCAGTGCGGGCCGACCTTGATATAGAAGAAGGGGTGGTAATCGTCCACGAAGATGGAGCAGGTTTCGCCTTGCTCGTTGATGCCGAACATCTGGATACGGAATTCGTTTGTGTCTGTCGCCGCTGCGTAGCCGCCTCCTCGTCGTGCGCCGCCGTCACTGTTGCTGCCAGCCGACGCAACCGAACCGGAGTCTTCATCCGCGCCACTATTTTCTGATGCGGATGAATGTGTATTTGTATCTGGGACGCAGTCGTATACGTGAAAATCGATGAGACGGAATGATAATGAGGGGTCGGGTGCGGCGGCGGCGGTGGCGGCGGTTACGGGCTTCTTGACTATCTTGAATTTTTTCATTATTGGTTGCATGTGTGTATCCTTTCCTGTATTCTTTATTTCAATTTTAACGGCATAAAATTGATTGATAATAATAGACTCGTTGCTGTGTGTGTGTGTGTGTGTGAAATGCCAATGGACGTATCTCTGATACATGTTTGGTTGGCGTTTATGATATATAACCTGCTACAGTATATGATTGGGTATATGAGAATATCCAATTATATCAGTGTTATTCTACATACAATTCTTCTGCTGGATTATAAGGCGGTTCTCGTTTTCGTGAATATTGTCGGGTTGTATTTGTTTCTACGACGCGTGAAGGTGGAGTTCTCGCTAAAACTGACGATGAATGCGTGAGTGTGCCTATCTATGCCTTAACCCGCCCGGCTTCGTCGGTCTTCTTTTTGATTTCTTCCATACCTTTTTGGTTCAAAAGCGCCGGGTTGGATATGATTGCGGCAGCACCAATGATACATATCAGGAAGTAAGCCGTAATCAACCAGGACACCCACTGATACTTGTCGCAGGTCTTATTTGCCAACCACACGAAGAATACAGAAATGACCAGATTTGTGAGTAAAATTGCGAATTGGAATCCCACTAAATAAATATCCATAACATTGATAATAATCACGAGGACCAAAATGAACGAGGCCAGCGGGCATACTGCGACATTGGATAACATTATGTATAGTTGCTATTATACTATAGAATGACATAAATATTTATGCCTCGCTATGCCTCGCTATGCCTCGCTATGCTTGGCGTAAATACGCAGGAACGTATCCGCGCATCGCCCCAGGCGCGACCGGTGTCGCCATTCGCGACTTCACGCTTTTTTTATGCTGCCGCCGCATATCCTTGTGAAACTTCTTCAATGTTCCGCGGTGAAAGTCCTTGAATTTGATTCGCGCTTTTTTGGTTATACTCCGCAGTATACTGCTCGGTTTATCCGTCTCCGCCTCCGCTGCTTCCGCCGGCGCCGACTTACGCACCAACCCGAAATCTGGATGCGCGACAATCCAATTCAACATTTGTGAATACTCGCGTTCATCGGAGTATTCTAAACCGCGCACCCCTTTGGAAATATACATAATTGTCGGAATACTCTGAATATCTTTAGGTATGTATTTGAGGTTTTGAATAATGGGGTCATTGGGACCTAAATCACTCGCGCGGATATTGGCGATGGTAAGCACGCACCCCGGCTTTTTACATTTATATTCCTCTTTAAGTTCATCGGTGAGACGATTCCAATCCTCTGTCATATTCCGACAATGGCCGCACCAGGTTGCGTATATTTTTACGAGGAGGCCGTGCGTCTCTGGATGGTCGTGCGCCTGTTTTGCGGCGGCATTTAATTTATTGAGATGTTTTCTCTTTTTAACGTCGATGATTTCAATCATGGTTTCTTGTATTACCCGGGGATAATTATTATCACTGTGATAATTATTATCCCTGTATAATATACATTTATGAAAAACATTGCGAAATACATCGGCGAAAATGCGTCGATGTTGATGAAAGAGTGGAGTATGCTCGTAAAAATCGTTAATATCCAGAAGTTTTTACCTGTTATAATTATCGCGCTGTTTTTGTTGGGCGCGTATATCACATCCAGAACGCCGTCTAAAGCCACTTTGCCCGAGGGGTTTGTGAGTATCGAACCAGACGCACAGGAATCACAGAAATTGCGGAATACTGCTGCTGCTAGTGCTGCGTCGGCCAAGGCGCCCGTTGTCATGAAGGACGGCACGGAAGGGTTCGATACAGGCGCGGCGGCGGCTAGCGGCAAGGACTTCTCTACCGCGAATACCGACCGATGCCCTAATATTCTCATTCAACACGGGAGCGAAATATTCCTCTACAATTCAAAAGTGGAGAAAGTCCCGGGCGTCAACCCTATCCGGTTTAAGAGTTTAGACGATTATTCCGAGTTTATGGAGTGGTTACAGGGACGCGGTATTCGCTGTCCCATTTTGTTCTTACAGTTTTCGTATGACGCGCAAGGCCAGGCGGTATACAAGATGCGGCCTTCCCCGACGGATTTACAAGGCGGACTGTCGCCAAATGTGCCCTATTCCCCCGCACCCGCCGCACTGGTCCAAATGATGGACGCATCCCGCGATAATCCGCCGTTTAATAACCAGATGTATGACGGTTTCGACCCGCTGAATTTCAATATGGGGGATTATACGCCACAGGACGCGGCATTTCGCGAGAAGGAACTCACGATGAAATATAGCGACAACCCGATGGACGCGAACTGGGGCGGTATTCGCTATTCTGAATCGGCGGTTGCGTCGGGGATATACGCGGACAGGACGCGCCCCGATGCTGCGCGGTCCGATACTTCCGCACTGGTGCCGATGAAGGTGCCGGCGGCGAACGAGAAATACCGAAACCCGATGTATGCGGGGGATGCGGTGTCGCGGGGGCGAGGCGCGGATGTTGAATGGGGGAAGATGCGTAAGCCGGCGGCGTAGAGCGGCGGGGTAACTCGTATAAATCAATAATATTTATTCATTCATATAGATATTATTACATTACGGTGTAATGAATACAGAAGTGGAGAAGGCCCCGAGCGACCCCCTCCCCGAACCGGCGTGCATTGACGAACCGTGGTCGTTGATTCGGTGTGTATTAGGTCATCCGTGTAAATGCTCTCCGTCTGATACTGCGGAAATCACGACGATGGAACCTAAATACCGAGTGAGCGCTAATATTGCGGAGTTCTGGTGCTTTATTACATCCGTGTTTTATGGAAGTAGCCTGCTTCTTTATTTCGTAAAAGAAGAAGATTGGTATCCGGAATGGCGCACGGGATGGCCAGAGTATATCCATTTTTCGGTCATTATGTCCGTGATGGTGATGTTATGCTCTGCGATATACCACGTGTGTTTAATTGAATGTATTGGATGTGTGGATTGTTTCTTCGCGTCGTTTTTGTATGCTTCGGCGACAATGACGGTGTTTGGCGTTGACGTCGTCACGCAGATTGGCGCATTATTGTTACTGGGAGTTATCCATTTGAATGCGTGGCGCTATATTACACGTTTCGCGATGATAATTATGGGGCTCGTGTTTCCATTTGCGCTACTTTCATATACGCGAATGAAGTCATATTATGGAGGTGCGATTCTAACACTCATCCTCACAGGAGCTACGTGTTTTATATTGGACCGAATGGGGATTGCGCCGCTACACTCGATGTGGCACGTGTTATCAGGGTTAGGAGTGGCGCTTACGTTGTATTATGTCGTCGTAAATGGCACGGTGACAAATGTGCGCGAGTGCGAATTAGTATTATGAAATGATGAAAACAAGTGAAGCCCGAACGACCCGAACGAGGGAGTTATGGAGCGGAACGGAGTGAAGCGCAATGACGGACGAGAGAGAAACCCGGACGACATAGGATTGAGGATTGATATAGAGGAAAACTCCGAGTGAAAAAGAGTGGAGCAACCGAAGGGCGCGCAACGATTTTTTCACGAGGAATCGATATACCGCGCACACTCCTCCAGCGTAACTTTGAACTTATTCATGGTGTTCAACTCGTTCATATGCCGAACGATGTCCTCCATTTTGCCTTCGCCGTGGACTTCCCGAGAGACGTTCTTGAGAGAATTCACGATTTTGGCGTTGACCCACTGGTCCATATTCTCAATGATTTTATTGTAATGGGTGTAATGTGAGTCCATATTCAGCGACTTGTGAGTCTTCGTGGTCAGCTCTTCCTGGCGCTTGGCGATGGTGATGATATCGCCGTCGTTTTCGTCTTCAAGGGGGTCATTTGATTTGGATTTCCGGTTCGCGAGACCTTCAATCATCCCGAGCTGATTACGGAAGATATACTGGATGGCGACGAGAGCGAGAATGAGGAATATGCCTAAAACAACGTATTTGGCGAGGGTGTCGGTGGTGTCGGCGGTGGTGGAGGAGGAGGGGAGGATGGAGTTCATTTAATGGTGTTATGAGATGTTTGGATGAAATGAAATGAAATAATAATAATGTATTACTGAATTAGTATTAGATTATTTTATTGGTTGCGACGACGACTGTTCTTGCGCCGTTTGATTGTGCGATTGTGCTTGCGGTATGATTTGCGATGTTTGATTGTTGCGTGTTTGGTGGATTTAGCGGAACGTTTGTGCCTGTTTGTGTATTGGGTGCGACGGTGATTGCGACGGAGTTTGCGACGAGAACGAGCGGATGAAGCGCCACGAGTTGGCGAAACAATACCCGGAAGACTATCGGAGTCGACATCAGGAAAAGACTCGCCCGCCGAAACACCGTCGCTTCGCCCCATGATACTATCTGGTGATAAACTTGATTCCCAAACGTTTGGCACGCCTACGAGTGATTGATTATCGCGTGGATTCAGTACTGGGGCCGTCGGACCCGGACCGACGACGACCTCTGGTCTAGCACCTTGTGCCACTGTTCCCAAGGAATCGCCGGCTTCTAATGTAATATTAATCACGCTTTCACCTATAAGTTCCTCAAGGCATTTAGTAAAAAGGTATTCAGAACATATTAATGGTAATTCATATTCGTGGTTCAGGAATAGATTATATGCTATATTTTTTATATTTTCATACAATGATTCAACGTCAAGACTCAGCGAATTCATCACAGCTTCATCCGCCCCCGGTATTAACTGTAAAAGTCTACGTTGATGCTGGTTATAACGATTAACGAAATCCCGAGCTGGATTCTGTAATTGTACGCGAATAGTCCCATTAAAACTTGTAATTGCGAATTCTATAGTATCTGAACTTGGATTAATGCCGGAATCTTTTAGTTTTTGTATAACTAAATCATAACCTTCTTTTATATTACTGTATAAATGCACTAAAACATCACTATTATGTGTTTGTTTTAAAATTTCGGGTCTAGAATCTAAAAAAGCTGCTAGGCCCCATAGTGGATGCTGATTTTCTCCTCCGTATATACTTTGAAAATCTTGCATTGCGGTTTTACATTTTGAATATTGAAGGTCTATTTCTGGTTCTGCTTCTGGTTCTGGTGCTGCTGCTCCTCCACCTGCCGCTGCGTCAGTGTCGTTAATACCCGACGTGATAATATATGATACTAATTTCAAAATATGTGAAAGGACATCAGAAAACTTAATAAGAAGAAAAATAATACGATTACCAGGTTCATCTTCGCAAAATGCCCTTGGTGAAAACCCCATTTCTGAATTTGATTTCGGGCTACGCGGGGAAGATGCTGGTATTTGTGATTGTGATAGTGATTGTATATAAACCACAAAGGCGTCAATTTCAAATAATATTTTTGCGCTAGTGTTGAGTTCTTTGTCTTTTTCTTCTTGGGGGGGTAAGTGTTGTTTACTTTTTTTTTGGTGGGCAACTGGTGGAGCGAGAGGAACCGCTGACGACTGATGCGGTGGCGAGTAGTCTGCTCGTTTATATCCTGTAGGTGGCGGTGAGTTATCCGGTCGCGTGGGGAACATCCCACCAATTTTGATATTATCACGTCGCTTATTTCGCCCTCCCCCTCCTTGGGCGGGTGCGGGTATCTGATACGAATTAAGACGTGCGTTGTCGGCGATAGTAAATTTGTTTTTAACTATTAACGCATATTGTTGCATATTTAATTTTACAACGGATATGGGTTTTTCATTACGTCTTAAAACTTCATTCATCTTATTGGTTAGTGCATCTTTATTCGCCAGATTGAGAGCTTGACAACTTTGTATTAGAGTACTAATTTGTGCGTGTTTGCCTGGTCGTGGTGCTGGAAATTTTGATATTAATGACGATTGACAAAACACATTCCATTCACCATTTTTTATAACAAATGGAAACACTATTTTACAATATGATTTTAATAATTGCAAAATATATTGTTTATGTGTTCTCCATTCTGGATCAATTGGATCTGTTGTCACCATTTGTAGTCCCGTAAAAAGGGCAATAATTTGTTGGTGGTTACGTATCATTACTTCTATTGTATCTATAATTGTAACCAAAAACCAAAGGTTCACCTCATGCCTGGCTCCGCCTAATTTTATTTGTATTGATGGTGGTCTTCTAGCTAGTGCGTCATTATACATGTTTTTTAGCATTTGTAAATAGGCATTATTTTCAAAAGAACACGAATCAAATATAGATCGTAATTCCTGACTGGGTTGAAGTTCAGTTGCGCGAAATCGTGTTGACAAATTTCCGGTAGGCAATCCAGGCTCTTCACGATGATTCGTTGTTAACACCGCGCCGGATTCAGTCATTGCGGTAATTGAAGACAAAAATAATGTAAAATCACATGTATAAATAGTAGTGGGGACGCCTAACATTGCTAGTGCTCTTTGTTCCATATCAAAACCATTATCTCCAAAACTTTTATTAAATACCAATCCCATAAATATTAATTGATTATTTGGGGTATCCTTTTCCCCTTTTTGTGTTAATCCTTTAAACGCATTTCCTTTAATCGTATCTTCCAACGTGTTAATTATTTTTGTTTGTAGTCGGTACACAGGGACTCCTCCATTCGGGTTTAGTTTAAAGATACCTGAACTATTCATGAGAATAATACGGTCGCGACTACTATTAGCACAAGTTACACTTATATCCCAATTAGAATGTTGACTAACCGCAGCACTATTACATTTAGCGGTTATCTCACATCCTCGTGGATACCCCAAAGATTCTAATGTAGAACTATCCCAAGTTATCGTTTTGTCACCCGTCGGAAATATTACATCAGTATTCTTAATTGTTCCGTGAGATAAAGGGTCTAATTTATCTGTCATACCTTTGATATGAACTAATTCTGGGTCAAAACCACAATCGTGAGAAGCCAGCTCATCAGGTAACACATATCCTGTATAATCGCCGTGTCTTGGCCAAAAAACATTATTACAACGACCCTCTCTTTCAAAATGTTTAAAAAAATATTCCTTTAGTAAATTAAGTGTGTCGGGGTATCTTATGTATTGCCAAGTCTGACCAAAATCCCAAATCTTTAATTTTTTTAATAAGGCAATTGCGGTTCCATCTTTAACCGTATCAAGTGCTTGTTTTATTTGATTTACATTGTCCATCAAAATGTAACTTCTCGTGGTGTCTAAGCACCCCAGTTGCCCAAAAAAATCAGCTGCGGTTATTGTTGTTGTGCCTAGTGATATTTCGGGTTTTAGACTAATTCGTTTTGGTACATTCAACATGTCTCCTATTTGGACTCCATTTGGTGCAGTAAGACGGTGTATAAAGTGATTTGAGTCAGCACTGGTGGTTGTCGACATAGTAAGGTTGGTGCTGTATTTACCGTCCAATAAAATATTTTTTGTACGGGCGAGACCTTGTAAAATATCGGCCATTGTATCGTTTTTTATATTTCTATAATATTATCACGCCGCCTACTTACAATATCACTCTAAAAAATAAGTGAGCTTTTCTATCGTCACCTTCCCGATACCCCGTTTTCCATCCACCGTCACGTCCTTAAAACACGCCGAAACATGCTTATATTTATTCTTATTCATCCGTTCGGTCTGTGCTGTCGAAGGTGTGTTCGCTATCGTACCACCCCCCGCTTCAGGCGACGGCGGCGACATCTCCGGTGAAAGACTTTCTTCATAGTCGCCGATTTTCCGGTGTAAATCTCCTAAAAACTCGTAAATCGACCCATTGTATTTCGCCAGAATCGCCGCCGCTACCTTCGGACTCACCCCCGGCACCTGTGACAGCATAATCTCCCCTATATTCTCTCGTGTGATGTAGTCCCGCTTCTCTTTCTTGGCTCCGACTTCGCTATATCTCTCGGCTGCGGCGGCGGCGGTGTCCTGCGTCGTCGCCGCAGCATTCTCTATGTGATGCTCTGGTTGTGTGTGAGCGTTAGCGCGAGTATACGCCGGGGTCGCACCATCCGCGCTTTCCTTCGCTACCTTGTCCGCAAAATGAAGAATGAAGTCCGCCGTTTCGCCTAAATTCATCGTGCGTATCACCGAAAATCCCTTATAATACAGCAAGGATACCATCGCGCTCTGAAGTGCCGTCTTCGTAATCCGGTTGTTTTTATTGCGCTTTGCCTCGTATTGCTCAATGTCACCTTCAATAATGTATACGATATTGTGGGTGTGAAATCCGGCGGTGGCGGCACTTTCGATGAGTCGAAAGGATTGTTCCTTATACCGCCCATCTTGGATGCTCGCAGCGAGGTCGTTGAGCGTCTTTCTCTCAAAAAGGACGATATCACGTCCTTGTCCTTGTCCGGCGGGGTTATGAAGAATAGTATCGCCTAAAGGTAATCTCTCGGATTTGATTTCGTGGCGGTTCTGAAGAACGGTCGGCCGAGTAGCGAGAGATTTCCTAGTCTGTGGTGGTAATACAGAGTGTGTCTTCGGAATCGGGACCTTCATCATCATCCCGTCGCCTAAATCCATTAGGTAATGGTCCGCTGGGGGCGTGGCGGCGGCGGGCGTGGGGGCAGCAGCAGCGGATGGCGCGGGCTTCATAATCTCCAGTAAATCTCTCTCTCGGCAGTCTATCTTGATAATCATGTCGTCGTCGTCGTGTCAATACATAACAATATACTTGTGTGTTTATGTTGTTATATCTCTGTCATCCTGCCCCTTCCGTCCCAGCCTCCGTCCCAGCGCATGGGGGGTCATGGGGGGCGAGCCCCCCAACTTATAACTTCGGCCCAGAATGACGCGCCGGTGCCAATCTCTCAATGAACTTAAATACAAAGTCCTTATTCTTGGCGGTCTCCGTGATGGTATTCCGCATCGCGAAGCTACGCATCTGGCCGGTTCCAGATGAGGGTGCGCCGCCCTTCTTATCGCCTCCTCCGTTTGAGGTATCGGTGCCGATGGCGTTCGTGGGTCCGGTGCTGTTGAATAATACGCGACGTGCGACTTTGCTGTTTACCATAATTACAGTTGGTTATATAATTATCGTATAAATAATATAAAGTATATATTTATTTATGCCTTGGCCGGAGCACAGTTCTTGACGAATGGCTGCCTACCCACACCACCCGTAAGCTTACAGTTGAAGATAAGGTTATTATCCTTCAAATACGCATACTGCTCTGCGCATGTCTGGAAACGAATCTTCGCCAAGCAGTCGCATGTCATACCTCCCTGGCGGTAAGCCACGGACGTCCAGGTGCCACGACCCACCTTGGGGGCGGAACCGGGCATACTGCCGAAGTGACAGCCTTTGCTCGTGAGAGAACTAATTCTAGAAATCCTGCTGGGACCACTCAAGACCATTTTAAAATACTTAATTATAAATAATACCGATATAAAAAATTGATACGATTTTGCTTAAATACAATGTCTCATATAATATCATCGGTATTCCATTCATTATTGATTATTTATTCATTATGTTTCGTCTTCGTAGTAATGGCGGCGCCGGCGCCGTCGTCGGTTCAGACGCAGATAGTTCGGAAAACGAGAATATACTTCTAAATATTGCCGACAGCGACAGCGACGGCGACGGCGACGGCGACGCCTGCGAACAACCAGCAGGAGGCGAAAGCGCGCGAACTGGCAAAAACATATACAATGACGACGATATTATACGCGTAGACGGCGACCGGTATATCTTCAATCCGTATAATACCGAAAACGTGGAAGTCGGATTGGCCGACGTGGAAAGCATTCTCACGCGATACGGCGTGCCGTCGCAAGTTCACAATTTTGAACTGTATCGGCGCGCATTCGTCCACCGCTCGTATACCAAACGCCCTAAAGCGCTCAATGCGCTCGAAAATATAACATTTATGGACCGCCCCGACAGCGCAATGCCGCTTCATCAGAAATCCAACGAGCGCCTCGAATTCGTCGGTGATGGTGTGCTCGAGTGTATCACGAAATACTACCTCTACCGCCGTTTTCCTAAAGAGAATGAGGGGTTTATGACCGAGAAGAAAATCGCCATCGTCAAAAACGAAACCATCGGCAAATTCGCGCTTGAAATGGGGCTTCACCGGTGGTTTATTATTTCGAAGCATTCGGAAGAAAAGAAGACGAGAACCAATCTGAAGAAATTGGGATGTTTGTTTGAAGCGTTCATTGGCGCGATGTTTCTGGATTTCAATCGCGTATCGATTCGCGATGACGATAAATGGTTTGAGAAGGTGTTTACGTGCGGGCCGGGATTCCAAATCGCGCAAATCTTCATTGAGTCGGTGTTTGAGCGACACATTGACTGGACGAATCTCATAAAGAACGACGACAATTACAAGAACATCCTCCAGGTGAAGATTCAGAAGGAGTTTAAGACGACGCCTGACTATATCGAACTGTCGCGGGACGCGGAGGGCGGGTATGAAATGGGATTGTATTTATGTTTAGGACAACAGTTACACGAGGTCATTGCGCAGCCCTCGGCGGCGATTCGGTTTGACTCGTTGGTGGATGGGTTTGCGGGCGTTCATCGGATTTGCGAAGAGAGAGGGGGGAAGGCGTTCATCTTCTTTGCGCGCGCTACGCATAAAATAAAGAAGAAGGCGGAACAAATCACGTGCGAAATGGCGATTAAACAAATCGCGCGGATTGCGAAATAAATATAACGGTATATGTTAGTAATATTGCCGGTAATATGAGTATTTTAACGAATTTGAAGCAACGTCCGGTATTGCGGGCATCGTCTTCAGCGGAAGAAGGCGTTGTTATTCATTTTTCTCGTAAATTACCGAGTGATATCGTAAAGAAACCGCGAAATGTCACCGGAAATGAACCGACCCTTCGTGAAAAGGAGGCGGAATTGCCTGTGGAAGGCGCGGAAGGTGCGGGTGCGGCAGCGGCTGCTGCTGGCGTATTTGTGGTGGATAAAAGACATACGGCAGATTTTGACCGAGACGCAATCATGGCAAAAATAAGGGGGTCGCGCGCAGGCCCTGGCGTGATTCCGTTACAGCCTAATAAGTTCGTATCCGGCGAACCTGCGAGAGCGGCGGCGGAGGAGGCCGAGGAGGCCGAACCCGAAATGGAAGGCGCGCCTGTAGTTGTGAAATTAGGCAAACGCGCGATTTTACCATCCGATGAAGTCGTCAAACAGACGAAAGCGTCGGCCGCAATAGCAATCGCAGAGGCAAATGAACCGGTGGATTTTGAAGAGATACGGCCGGAGGAGGAGAAGAAGGAGGCGCCGCCCGCAGTAGGCGCCGAGGAGGCCGCGGTCCCGAAGAAACGCGTTATCCGTCCAAAGCCAAAAGGCGCCGCCGCCGCCGCGTCTGGTTCTGTAAGCGCCGCCACCGTTGGCGTAAAAGCCGCCGTGAAGAAAATCAAGGAACGCGAAGACTCTACTGTGAATATCGCCGCATATAAAGTAGGCGATACCATCGTCGCTACGCGACTCCCCGCTCAACGCCCACTCCCCCAAGTCCAAGCATCCGAGTTTTATATGAATAATCGCGCCAAATTCATCCAATATATTAATGCGCTGTTCCGCCCCTATCGCGACGAACTCACTTCCGGCGAAAACGACATATCGTGCGAATCGCTTTACGGCGGCGACGACTCCGCATCCGTCGCACTTCTCACTCACCAGAAAATCGTCCGCGACTACCTGAATATTTATTCGCCCTACCGCGGCCTGCTCCTCTTTCACGGACTCGGTAGTGGCAAAACATGCTCCTCCATCGCCATCGCAGAGGGTCTCAAGACATTTAAGCGTATTATCGTGATGACCCCCGCGTCACTCCGTATGAACTATATTGAAGAAATGAAGTCAAAGTGCGGAGACCTGATGTATAAGAAAAACCAGTATTGGGAGTTTATCGAGTCGCGCGGCAACCCCGAACTCACACACGTGTTATCGCAAATCCTGATGTTCCCTGATGATAAATTCGTCCGCGCAAACGGGGGCGCGTGGATGGTAAACGTCACCAAACCCAGCAATTATGAAACCGAACTCACTCCGAGTCAGCGTGTGCGCGTCGACCGCCAAATCGACGAGATGATTAACACCAAATACGACTTTATTAATTATAACGGTCTTCGCGCCGAGAAGCTGAAAAGTATGACGGACGGGTATACCCGCAATCCGTTTGATAATTCAGTCATCGTCATTGACGAGGCGCACAACTTTGTAAGCCGTATCGTGAATAAACTCAAACGCGCGACATCGATGGCATACCGCTTATACCACTTTTTATTGTCGGCGCAGAATGCGAAGGTGGTTTTATTGACGGGGACACCCATTATTAACTATCCGAATGAAATCGCGGTGTTGTTTAATATTCTGCGCGGTAATATTGACAACTGGGTGTTCACCCTGGGCGAAGGCGGAGCCGCGACGGGCGAAGGCGGAGTCGCAGCGGGCATCAGCGGTCGTCTAACCCTGGATACATTTAAGACGATGTTTGGTCTATCGGGCGCGGCGCCGCCGCCGTCTGGACGCGGAAAGGGGGGGCTGGCAGCCGCCGCCAGGGGGTCCGCGGATTTCGCAAAGGGAATCGGCCTTTCATTTGACTATATGGACTATAATGCCCGCACCAAGAAATTAACGATTACACGGAATCCGTTTGGGTTTGTGCGTGATTACGACCCGGTTTCGTCGAAATATCGCGGGGTGGTTCGGCGGGGTGACCCCGCAGCAGCGACGGGTGAGGCGGGTTCGACGGGAGAGGGGGGCGCAGCAGCGAGTATCGCTGTTATGGACACGACATCCACCGAAAACGGTCTTCTCTCTGACGCCGCATTTGAACGCGCCATTGTCCAGAAACTCCGCGAGAATGGAATCTCGGTGATTTCAGCGACAACCAGCAAACAAGCGCCCTTTACTGCGCTCCCCGATAAATTGGATGAATTCAACGGTTATTTTATCGACCCCGCGACATTAGAGTTCAAGAACCGCGACCTCTTCATTCGACGTATTCTGGGCCTTACTTCGTATTTCCGCAGCGCCCAGGAGAAATTACTCCCAATCTATGACTCTGCGGCGAATTTCCATCTGGTTGAAATTGAAATGAGCGATTATCAGTTTGCGATTTACTCGAGAGTGCGTGACCTGGAACGCAAACAGGAATCCGATATGAAGAAGAAGGCGAAGAAACGTGGCGCGGCGGCGGCGGGCAAGAAGGGCGGCGGCGAAGGCGACGGTATCTACGACGATGTTTCGTCCACCTATCGTATCTTTTCCCGCGCTTTTTGTAATTTCGTTTTCCCGCCGTCGATTCGCCGTCCCCTGCCGGGCGATGATGTAACTGCTGCTAGCGAATTAGAGAAATCCGCCGCGATGGGGAGTATGCCTGATGCGGGTGTGATGGGTGATGCCCACGAGACCGCGGAGATGTTGGCGGCGCGGATTGCGCGGGCGATGGAAACGGGGGGCGGAGGCGCGGGTGCGTCGGCCGCACCGAAGCGTGGGCGTAAACCGAAAGGCGCCGCAGCAGGTGAAGAAGGCGCTACTGGGGGAGCGGCGGCGATGGACGAGGGAATGATGGACGGTGACGCTGGCGGTGGAGGTGAAGACAGCGATGACGATGAGTCTGAAATGGTTATTACCGGCGAACACTCTGACGCAGTTGCTGCCGGAATGGCGGGGAAGAAAACGACGCAGCCACCACCACCAGCGGGCAGCGGCAAAAAAGAGTATGTCGCGCAATACCAAGCCGCGATTACCAAAGCCATCCGCGACCTGAAAGTGAGCGCGGGCAGTTTCCTTATTCCCGAAGAACTCGCAACATACAGTCCCAAATTCCTTCATTTATTACACAATATCCTGGATAAACAACACGTCGGCCTCCATCTCGTATACAGTCAGTTCCGCACATTAGAAGGTATCGGTATTATTAAACTCATATTGGAAGCAAACGGATTCTCTCAATTCAAAATAAGCAAATCGTCGCTCGGAGACTGGAGCATCGACATGACATCGGAAGAACAAGAACGCCCCTGCTTCGCGCTGTATACTGGCACGGAAACGGCCGAGGAGAAGGAAATCGTCCGCAATATTTTCAATAGCAAGTGGAAGAATGTGCCGAAGAGTATCACGGAGCAACTTTCGACACGATTCACGAATAACATGTATGGTGAGGTGATTAAGATTTTGATGATTACTGCGTCGGGCGCGGAGGGCATCAATCTGCGCAATGTGCGCTATGTCCATATCACCGAACCCTATTGGCACCCGGTTCGCACAGAACAAATCATCGGTCGCGCTCGGCGTATTTGTAGTCACATTGACTTGCCTGAAGAATTGCGAACCGTGGATGTGTTTTTGTATCTGATGCGATTTACGGCGCGCCAAATGGCGTCGGACAACGATGAATCACTGAATATTCGGATGAATGATAAGAGCAAGACAGATGGGACCACCCCGATGAGCACCGACCAGTCGCTTTACGAGATATCCAATATCAAAGAACGCATTACACGCCAGATATTGACGGCGGTGAAGGAGTCGTCGTTTGATTGTATGATTCACGCGAATGCCAGTAGTAAGGAACGTCTGAATTGCTACTCGTTTGGTGTGGGGACGGGCGAAGAATCTCTCGCATACCAGCCGAATATCGCCACGGAGGAGGATGACAAGACGAAGAAACTGAATAAGCAGACAAAGACGATGGCGTTGCGGAAATTGACTGTGAGTGGGAAAGAATATGCGGAAGACCCCGACACGCACATTATTTATGACATGGAATTGTATAAGATGGGGAATTTGGTGGAGCGGGGGCGGAGGACGATAATACCGGCGGACCCGCGGACGGGGGCGGGGGAGCAGTCGCGGGTCGATTTCATTTAGTTTTTTTATTGAAAATGCTTGCTCCAGAGAGGGGGCAAGAAGCCCCCTCCCCGCTCCAGCATTTTGTCAAAAGAAGCAAAAATCGTCTTCAATTATGAAATCGATATCAGGTCCAGTATTTTCATCAAATCGTCTTCAATTATGAAATCGATATCAGGTCCAGTATTTTCATCAAATCGTCTTCAATTATGAAATCGATACATGAGTGTAAAGTATACAACACTACACAGTTTTTGATAAAAAGAATGGGTTGAATTTATCAAAAAAGTATCAAAAATCTCCCTGGTCTTCCATCGGTTTTCTCTTCAGTTTCAGAAAGATTGGGTTTGTATCCTCTTCCTGAAATCGCACCTTCCGTATATCTTCAGGTACCTTCCGTATATCTTCAGGTACCTTCCGTATATCTTCCGGCACCTTCCGTATATCTTCCGGCACTTTGCGCGTATCCACACTTTGTAACGCGGGTGGCGGAATCGGCGTCGGTGACGCATCAACCGGGGACACGTCATCTGGGTTATATTCAGCCGGCTGCGTCTGCTGCCTACGCCGTTGTTCCGGCGGCATCGTCGCTTTCATTCTCTCGCCTATGATATCCAAGTCGCGTTGACGCGCCGCAATCCTCTCCGCAATGAGTTTATCCATATCATCGCCGGTTGCTAACGGGCTGTCCCCATTGTCATCGGCGGTGTCGGCGCCTTGTACATCAGGTGGCGCCTTCAATCGCATTACCGGCCTGCCATCTCTCGGAATATCAGAAAAATCTATCTCTTTTGGCCGCGGAACCTCGAAATACGACCGCATCTCTGCCTCTTTCTCCCGCATCTTCATTTCTACCTCCTGGCGCTTTTGATACTGGAAGTCTTCCGCGTTATATATTTCTTTCGGAGTCGCGCCATATCCTGGCGCTTGATGATGAATGTTGTTGTTCGGAAATCCCCCCCGATGCGACGACGGCGCAGTCCCCTGCGTTTTCAATGCGCTGATATCTCTCGCGAGTTTCGGAATATTCACGGCGAGAGATTCAATCGCGATTTTATTCAGTTCTTTGAGTGAAAAAGAGGCGGCACGAATCCGGTCAATTTCCGTTTTAATCTGTTTGGCTGCTTCATAGTCTTCCGCCTGGATTGCGAGGACCTTACGCGCCTCCAGTTTTTCTAATCGCGCGAGAGGCGCCTCCATTTCGTCGATAGTGGCGCGGAGTTTCTTCGCCCCGTCGTGGTCTGCC